ATTGCAATTGGAGTTCCTACTTTTTTTATTTCTCCTAACATATTAAACGTAATATTATGATTGTATCTATTTGCTTGCAATACATCTAACGCTTTTTGTTCCGCTTCTTCAAAATTAGCTATATAGGTTCTTTCTATTTTTCCATCAACTCTATTTTCATCATTCCTATTCGTTGTAGTTGTTCTATCATTTAATAAATATAAGCAATATGTTTGTGTATCTGTCACAACTTCTACTTTACTTACAATGTCTGTTTCAAATATTTCTGAATAATTAGAAATCGCCTGTGCCTGTATATCAATCAATTCTTTTTCTTTTGTTTTATTTTCTATTTCTATAATCAACTTTTTATCTTCAATAAAAAAATTATAATTAATCTGATAGGATTGTGTACAATTGACCATCCATGTTCCTAAAAAAAACATTTTATCTTGAACATTACTTACTGTTGTATTTAATTTTGTATGTGTTTTGACTCTAACTTCTAAATATTCTTTATTCATTAAGGTATCTTTACTTTTAATAAAATAGTCATTTATTATTTTAGCTATATAATCTTCTATTCCAATATCATTTATAATTCTTTCATCTAGTTTTTCTAAATACCATTTTTGTGCTAATGAATTGTTCCATTCATAAATTTGTATATTTGTTCCTTCTGTAGGACATGCACCTGCTAAATCAATAAAATAATTATTGTTACTTTTTGCTGCAATTCTATAGAAAGAATTTTGTATGTGTTCTATTTTCCATTTTTGAGCATCTGTGTTATTTTCATTATATTGCCAAATTGTTTGACTATTTTGTGGGATATTCCCTCTTAAATCTAAAAATTTCCCTGAATTTATACATTGTATTGTAAAATAATCTTCATGTTTTTTTAATCTCCATTTTTGAGCAGATGTATTATTGTTGGTCCATAATTGTACATTTGCTTCACTCTTTACGCTTCCACTAACTATATCTAGCACTTTTTCTGGAGCAACAGAACTTTTAATCCTATAGACTCCCTCTTCGATTTCATCATCTTCTATGTTTTTAGTAAGTGGAATTTTTTCATTGAATATGTTTGTAATATATTTTAATGTATATTCATAGAGTTTTTTTCCATCTTCATTAGCAATATTATCTATAATTCCCCAATAAACTATCTCGTTATTTTTTTTTATAGCTATTATGTCTTTTTCTTTAGCTGTCGTTTCTTTTAAGATTTTTATAATGGAATTGGCATTTGTTTCTTCATCGATATTAATTTCATAATCTGCTATTTCCACTATATCTATTACTTCAAAATCTTTACAATCAAATATCCACATAAACACTTTGTCATTCATTTTTCGCCTCCTATACAGTTTTATAGTAAGTAAATATTATTACTTGTGCATTTTTAATTCCGTTTTCTGCTGTTAATCTTAATTCACAACTTCTTTTCTTTGGAAATCTTATTACATTATCGTTATAAAAATCTATATAATCTAAAGAAAAAAGACTTTCTAATGTTCCATCCGTTTTTTGTTTCCTGATATAAAAATCATTTTCTTTTGTTCCATACAATAATTTTTCATTTTCTAAAATCTCAACACTAATAGGAACTTCCTGTAAAAGTTCTCCTTCCACATACAAAGAAATTTTGGGATTTATTACATGTCCTCTTATCTCTACCAATATAGGAGAATCTACATGTCCTTTATTGACATGTTTTAATTTTCTTGTATCATAATTAGCAAATTTACTATTCCATTTAAAATTCCATCTTATTTCGTTCGTTTGAGTTTTCATATCACATATAGCAATTGTTTTTTCATACCATAAACTCTTACATTTTATTTCGATTGGACATGCTAATATGTCGTATTCATCTTCTTCTGTTTTTTCTATTTTACAAACGTCTACATCTCTATAATATTCTGTTCTATTTTTTGTTTTGGGTACATATATCAACTTTAATGATGTGGCTGATAAAATAAAATCCATAAAAGTGGTATATTCATCATAAGCCATATCGTAAAACTCTAATTCCCCTGTTATTGTATTTTGCACTATTTCTTTATGATTTTGCACAAATGTATTTCCTATTTGCTCATATTCAACGTTTTCCTCATAACCAAGTCCTGCTACATTATATAAAAATAAACCACCATTGATTTTTTGGCAGTCTATTCTCTTTCCTATTTCATTTTCAAAATAAAAATTTCTTATATCTTTGTATTTATACATTTTTATCATTCCTTATTTGTATTATAAAAGCACCAGAACCTAATCTGATGCTTACTTTTTATATAACATGCTCTTCTTTTATTCCTGGAAGTATTCCTTTTTCTCTTAAAAATTCGTACAAAAACAGTCTTCCTTTTTGAGTCCAATACATAGTCGTCCTACTTCCCTTTGTTTTATATTTTCGTGAGTATTCAAATGTTTTTGTTTGTGTATATCCTTTTCCTCTTTAATCGTTCTTTTATTTTTAATAATCAACAGTTGAAGTACCATATTCTGCTTGTTCCTTTGTAAATCCTTCATATTGTAGTTGTTCTATTAATCGTTTTTTTGAAAAAGATGAATACTCTATATATGATTTTGCTTTCTTGCTTGCTTGCTCATTCCAATCAGCATTGCAGTTATCTACCCCATATATCGATTCCGTATCTGAAAAACCTTCATATTTCAATTGTTCAATTAATCCCTTATAAGAAAATGATGAATATGATAAATATGATTTAGCTTTTGAAAGAGCATTTTTCTCCCCCATAGTTGGTTCTTTTCCCAAAGAATATGTAATTGTTATACTATCTCCTTGATAAATTATACTTTCTGTTTTACTACTTTGACTTACAAACAATCCCTTACCAATAGTTTCTGAATATTCTTCTTTAAAACTACATCTTATTTTGTTTGTATTACACCAATTTTGTATTTCTTCCTTTTTCATTTGACTAAAATCTATTACTTTTACCTCAACTTTTTTAATTGTTGTACTCACTGTATTATTTGTTGTAGTATTAATGTTATTCGCTATATTAGACATATTACTTGATGTATCTATATTAGCATTATAATCATCACTAATATTTTTTACAACTGTAAGAACTACAATCGCAATTATTACCCAAATCCACCATTGCTGATACACTCGCTTTTCTTCCTTTTTAATAATTTCAGGTTTATTTACCAAATCGTATTGACAATATGGACAATTTTTTTCTCCTTCCTCAACTCTTCTTTCGCATTTTGGACATTCAATATAATTCTTTTCTTTTTCCATATAACTATAATCCCCTTTCTATTTCAAAAAAAGTTTATCATACCATTAGTGTTATTTATTGTCGAACACTGTCGATTTTGTGTGTATTTTTTAAAATTATGACATGTATTGACCGTATCGCTTATCTATATAGTTAAAAGCTTTCTCTATTTCACTGTTTGTCATTTGTTGTGGATAAAATTGCACTACTATATTTCTATTGTTAGTTGTCTGATTATTCATTATATTCCTATTAACTCTTGCACTTAAAATTCCTTGTGTACCAAAAGCTTTATTATATTCTTCATTCTCTTTTGCAGTTAATACTCTTTCTCCTTTATGAAGCCTTGCTACATAATTATCATATGGAACATAGTTAAGACCATTAGCGTGTCCTGGTAATACTGTAGCTTGTGCTATATTTGAAGTACTTTTTCTTATTATTGATGGAACATCGATTGAAAATGCACTTGCTATTCTTGATGCAATTCTGCAAGCTTGAGCAACTGCTGAAGCTATTCCAGGATTATTTTCAAGTCCTGTCTTTAATCCTTTTAGAATTTCTACTCCTTGCTGTTCTGAAAGTTGTTTGCCTTCTTTTAAACCATCTGCTACTTTATCTGCATCTTGGATTCCAGCTTGCTTGAGTAATTCTCTTTTTTGCTCATCTGTTAATCCCGATAAATATGAATTCAAAGAATCAACAGCTTCTTTTCTAAATTGTTCATCTTTATCTAAGGATTCTATTACTGTATTTATATAATCATTAGCAACCTGTCGCACATATGGTATTTCTCCTACTATTACTCCTGTTGCTAATTGAATTTGTTTTGCTGTTTCTCCACCTATTTGGTTAACCTTTTCCGCATAAATATCATATGATTCAGTTGATAATGTTTTCCACGCATTCTTTTCTTCTTCTCCTAGTGTTTCTATTGTAGATGTCCTTTTCACTAATTCATTTGCTAGGTTTTGTAAATTTTGTTGTGATTGCTCTTGTTTCTGTTTTGCAATTTCATTTCCTGTGCTTTCATGCATTTGTTTATAATCATTTAAATTATTTTTTTCTTTTGTTATTGATTCTTGTAATTCCTTTAATGAAGAATCTGTCCATTTTTCAGTAGTATTTACGATTGTATTTCCTATTTCATTATATTTTCCTTCTTGCCATAGTATATAGCTGTTTTCATAATCTTTCTTATTTTCCGTGCATTGCTTTACAGTGCTTTCCGAATCTTCATATGCTTTTATTAAATTATCTAAGTTTTGTTTTTCTTTTCCTGCATCTAGATATTCTCCTCCGATATATATCCCCAGCTTTTTCTAATTCTTTCATTTTGCTATTTAATTCTTCTCGTTTTTTTCTTGCTTCTTCTATTGACATTCCTAATTTATCATGTGCATCCTTTAAATTTTCAACTGCTTTTCCTTCTTCCTCAACCGCTTTTTTATATTTTTCTTTTTTTCCTTCTAATATAATTTCTGCTTTTTTCTTTTCAATCGTTGTATCTATTTCACCTTGTAATTTTTTATACTGCTCTATTATTTCTTCATTTCTTTTATATTCTGTGCCTAATGCTCCATTTAATTGATTTAATATGAAATCAACTCTACTTTCATGTCCTTTTTTTACATTTCCATTTTCATCCACAAGAATTTTTAATTCATCTTTTAATTTACTAACAGAATTTATTTGTGCTAAATTTGAATTTACAGTATCATCTATTCCTTTATTGTATTTCTCAAATTCACTTCTTGCACTCGACATTCCTTCTGCAAATTCCTTTGTTTCTTTTACAGCTTCCGCCTGTTTTATTGCTAAATAAGCTACACTTCCTACTAAAGCACCAATGGCAATTGTAGCTAATCCTGTTGGCGTCGTCATTTTTCCTATAACTTTTGCTAAGTTATCTACATTTTCTACACCAGAGTCTACTCCTGTTCTAAGTACACCTACAGCTTTTGTAAATGTTCCTATTGATTTTGTTGCACTTCCTAATGTGGATATTATCTTGCCACCAGTTTTTACAGCTGGTCCTAATGCCACTACAAAAGCACCTGTCTTTAAAACACTTCTTACTTGTTCATCTGTTAACTCTGAAAACTTTGTTGATAAATTACTAATTACTTTTACTGCATCTTTAGCTGTTGGCATTAATTTTTTTCCTATTGCTATAGCATTTGATTCTAATTGCGATTTTAATAATGTTAATTCTCCTTCAAAACTACTATTCATAACATCTGCCATATCTTGTGATGCATTTCCACAATTCGTAATTTCATTTTTTAAATTTGTAAATTCTTCCCCAGAACCTTTTATTAATGCATTAACAGCTGATATATCTGTTTTGTTAAATATACTAGATATAATATTGGTTTTCTTTTCATCACTCATTCTATCTAGTTTTTTATTAAAATCAGACATAATATCATTTAAATCTCTAATATTTCCCTTGTTGTCAGCTACATTAATCCCTAATTTTTTTAAAGCACCTGCTGCTACATCTGTTGGAGATGTAAGTGATAAGATAATATTTCTTAAATGCGTTCCACCTTCTGCACCTTTAATACCATTATTTGCTAAAATTCCTAGTTCTGCATTCATAGTTTCTAGGCTCATATTTGCTAATTTAGCAGTTCCTGCTACCGTTAAGGTTGCTTCTCCTAATTGTGCAACATTTGTATTTGATTTTTGAGAAGTCTTTGCCATTTCATTGATATATTTATCTAAATCTTTTGTTTCCATATTTAACGCTGCCATAGCATCTGTTACCATATCGGATGCAGTTGCTAACTCTAAATCTCCTGCCGCCGCTAAATTTAATACTTTAGGTAATACTTCAGCTGACTTCCTAGCATCATATCCAGCTAATGCTAAATAATTCAATCCTTCGGCAGCTTCACTTGCAGAATATTTAGTTGTTTCGCCACATTTTTGTGCAACATCTTCTAATATTTTAAAATCTTCACTTCCTTGTTCTATTTCTTTTGCTGTTATTCCCATTGTCGCAGCAACTTTTCTCATAGAACTATCAAAAGATGCAGCCGTTTTTATAGAAATTCCTCCTACTGTTGCTGTAGCAGCACTTACAATAGATAACTTATTCCCGAGATTGTCTATCTTATCACCTGCATTCTTTGATTTATCTCCCCAATCTTGCATATTTTTTCCTGCTGTAAGAGTTTTTTCTGTTTGAACAACTATCTTTTGATTGGTTTCATTTATTGCGTTTGATATGGCTTGCTGTTGATTTTTAGCATCTACTAATTCATTTTTTAATTGTCTTACCTTATCAGAATCTTCTCCAAAACACTTTTTTGCTTCTTCTAGTTTTTGATTGGTTAATACTACTTTTTCGGTACTTTTGGCTAGTTCTTCTTTTAGCAATCTTTGTCTTTCTTTTAGTAAATCTACGTTATTAGCATCTTCTTTCAATTGTGTTGCATTTAACCTTAATTCTTTATTTAATGACTTTATATCGCCATTCATTTGTTTGATACCACTAGTAAATTCCGATGTTATTGCCTCAAATTCTATCTCTATTTTTGTCTTTCTAGCCATCCGTTTCTCCTTTCTAGTAAAAAAATAAAAACACCTTTAAAGATGCTTTTATTTTCTATTTTGTCTGTAATTCATATAATCTATATAATTATCAAAAGCTATTTTATTAGCTATTATTGACAATATAAAAGAGTAGTCACAAGTCCAAAATAACTCCTCATTAATATTTAAATATAAAACATAGTAAAAATAATAATCCTCAATATCTTCTAAAACAAACTTTGGTATTTTTATTTTTTGTTCTATTTTTTTCGTTTTTATTATAAATGGTTTTCTGAATCCATCATTTTCTTTTATTTTTATTAGCTTGTTTACTGTATTAATAAATATATTGTCATATCTAATTTGTTTTATCATCTCTTGATATGTAATACATTCTTTTACATTGTCAATATTAGCACATAAATAAGCTGTATATAATATGATTACATATCCAAACATATCTGTAATGTTATCTTGACTTAATATTTTCATGCATTCGCTATAAGTTTCATAATCTATCATTCTTAGTTGCATTAATTTTCCAAAAGTTAATGTTAATTTTATCTTTTGTCTGTTTTTTAATTCATATTCTAATATTGTATTTTTCATAATACTTTCCTTATAATATCATGTTTGTTGTAATCGTTAAATGCCCCGCTTTTTTATTGATTTTTTTCTTAAATTCCTCATAGTTCATGCATGTATCAATGTTATCAATATTGGCACATAAATATGCGGTATATAATATTGTTATTTGTTCAAATATGTCTCTTACTCCATTTAACAATATACTATTTATTCTTTGGTAATCTTCATTTCTTTTATCCTTTAATTGATATAAACTTTCTAAGGTAAGTTCCATTTCAACTTCTGTTCCATCTAATAACAAATATTTAATTCTATTCTCCATTGTTTTTTTCTCCTTTCTTTGGCTCTTTGATTTCTTCTACTAATTTTCCGACTTTTAATATCTCGTTATATCTCTTTTTGGTTATTTCAATTACATCGTCTTTCTTATATCTTATATTTTTATCGTATTTATCTCTAAAGTTTTCCAAAACTCTAACTTTCATATTCAATCCTCCTCATTTTTAAAGCACCAGATAAAATCTGATGCTTTTATTCTTATTCTTAAGCTGTTGTTTCTTTTACTAATGCTGGGGTAAAGTTTGTCATCCATTGTGTTTTTATGGTTTCATCTTTTAATTCACTTTCTAATGCCTCATATACTCCATTTCCTTCATCATCTGGCATAATTCCTACTGTTATTTCCATTTCCGCTACTTCTTCTGCTCCATTTTCAATTTTGGTTGCTTTCCCACTTGTTATAACACAACGTGGATATGCTTTATATTTTATTCTATCTTCTTCGTCTAAAACTTTACAAACTTGTGAAAATCTTCTATGTGTTGAATTTTTTCCATATGCGTGAACACCTTCTTTTAGTCCTTCAAAATCCATCCCGTACATTTTTATAAAATGTTTATAACGCATATGCAAATTCATTTTTAATTCGCCTGTTCCATCTCCTTTAGTTACTTGTTTTACTACAATTCCTTCGCATTTTTTGCTAATTGTTTTCATATTCATTGCTTCTTCCATAGAACCAACACATCCGATTCTATTAAAGTTTTCCTCTTCTTCTTCAAATTTGATTGAAGTTTCTTTTACTTCATAATCTGAAAATACTTTGTCGTCCATTTTCTTTTCCTACCTTTCTTTCATTTCTAAATTTTCATCTAGCTTTTTTATAATTCCTTCTGCTATCTTTTTACTGGCTTTTGCTCCTCCATCTTCAAGGAAATCTATGTATCTTCCTTCTTTGCTCGTTCCGCTTCCTTCGTTTACAAAATATAAATAATAATATTGACTAGCCGTTGTTACCACAATTGATAAATTATAAAACTTAATTTGAAACCATTTATGTGTTCTAGCATGTTTTTTTCCTTTTTTAGATATCGGCATCTTATTTGTAATTTCATTTATTAGTATTTTTTCACCTTCATTTCTTAAATAGTTATTTATTATTTTCTCTGAATGATAAGGAAGCTTTTCTATGGTTTCTTTTATTCTTTCCATGTCTTTTGCATCCATATTAAATTCTATTTTTCTCAAATTAATTCTCCACTCTTCTCTTAGCCTTTACAAAATCCATTGTAAGAAGTTCTACTACTGTATTTGTGTTCGGCTTTATCAAATAATTGTACATGTATTCATTGTCCGCAATTTTTAGCATGGTATCTTTCTCTATCTTTTCTATTACTTCCCTTTCAAAACCTTCTGGAATATAATTTTCTCTGACAATTGTTATTGAATAATAATCCGTAAATCCTAACAAATTCTTGCTACTTGGTTTTATTTTCTTTCTATTAAAAACTATATAATTCCACTCGCATTCTTCATCATGGGTAGATATCCCATAATAAACATTGTTGTCTAACTCTTTCAATGTTTTTTCTATTTCATTTAACAATCTCACCAACTCCTTCCAAATAAATATACAAATCATTATTTTTCTTGTCTGGATCAATATAAGATATATTGTATAAATAATTGTTTATAATAGCTTTATGTCGATTTTTCACATTATCTCTAAATGGTGTCCTTATTTTCATGCTTAAAGAATTTCCTAAGCTTTCTGCAAACATTACATCTTGTTGCCTTTTTGACATTTCTTGAAAGTTTAATTTAACAATAAACATTAAATCTTCTATTGTCTTGCAGTTTTCTTTTGCACTAAAACTACTTTTCTTTGCTTTTTCTTGATAGATATAAACAACACCATCGTTATAATTTTTATTTATTTTTTTCATATTGCTCCACCTCATATTTTTGTCTTAGTTGTAAAATTTCATTTTCATAATTCTTATCAAATTCCCCTGTTTTATTATTCCATTCATAAAAACAATAATTTTTAAACAAATTTCTTTCTTGTCCAGGAATAGAAAAATCTATTCTTTGTTTTTCTGCAACTCCTATTTTATGTTTTACAGAAATAATAGCATCTTCTATAATTTCTTTAATTCTTTGCTCTGTTTCGCTATCTTCCCATGTAATATTACATTTTTGTTTTACAATCCTTTTTAACTCTTCATTCATAAGTCTACTCCTTTTTTAGTAACAACCTAAAACTAGGCTGTTACTTCTTTATCATTATTTACTGTTACATTAATGGGAGTTTTATTTTCAATTGTAATGTAAGCTGGATCAATCTCTGTTATGTCTAACAATAATGCAGTTGTGTTGTCTTCACATCTTCCTGTAGCATATTGTTTAATCTTATATACTCTTTGGTCTTCAATAAATTTGTATTCATCTGTATATTCAATTACTCCGTCTTTTTCCCCTCCAACTCCTAAGAAGTATTCTTCTGGAAGAACTAGTATTGCTTCTCCATCTTCTAAAACGTTTGAAACAATTACGTCTGTTGGGAATGGAAATAAGTCTCTTTTATATTCTCCTACCGCATTTAACACAGTTGTTGCAGGCATAATTTTAGTTAAATAATCCATTTGATTACAGATTAATGTAACTTCTCCAAATTTTCTTCTTTTTCCGTTTTCTTTTTTAGTAATCTTACCTAATAATTGACCATAGGAAAGTGGTGTAAAGTCTGTTACTTTTATCTTTTCTTTGTCTGGGTATCCTGTTTCATTACTAATTGTTACATTCTTCTTAATATTTTTTCTCATTCCAATTGGTGCATTTTTACCATTTCCATTTATAATTCCATCTTCTAATCCTAAAGCCAGTGCTTCTTTTAAGCATTCTCTTATATAAGCATCAATGAAAACTGGTCCTAAATCTAGCATACCTTTCTCAATTACAGCAAAAGCAGATAGTTTAAATTGTGTTGTATCAATCGTTTTAAAAGCACTTGTAATTTCTTTTTTGATTTCTTCTGTTATTTCTCCCCAAATTGCCTTTTGTGCTGCATAATCACTTAATAACCAAGTTGTAAGATATTTTACATTTTGGAATTTAATTTTACTTAATAATGGATGTTCCTCTTTTAAATCTTTATAAACATCCTCAATAATTGTTTCTGGCATAGATTCTGGATTGTCTGTTAGCAATGTTGTAAATGCTTGCTTTGGATTAGAACTCTTGGCTGTTTTTATAAATTTCTCATAGAAAGTTATCTCTTTTGATGTTAATTGTCTAAATCCTCTTTGTGCAAGAATTACTTTGTCGTTTTCTTCTTTATATTCGTCAAATTCTTCCTTTAATCTTTCATAAATAGAATTGTTAAAATTTTCCCAGGCTTGTTTAATTTTATTTTCATCTTCACTTTTTAGTGCCTCCATTAATTTTGTTGCACTTTCATTATTTTTTGATAATTTTACCATTTTATTTTCCTCCTATAACTTTTAATAAATTAAAAAACAAGCTATTTGCTTGCTTTTCTTTGTTTTTAATATCTTCTTTATCTTTCATTTCTTTTTGTAATATCCCAGTTGGTTGCTCCTTATAATTCCCGTCTAATACTTCTTTTTCTAGAGAATTTAATAAACTTGTTTTTGTTAGTTGTTGTTCCAATATCATTTTAATTAAAGATTTTTTAACATTTTGTGACACTTTTTCTGTGTTTTGATTCACGATTGCTGTTATAAATCCTTTTTCTAAAGCTTCATTGCATTCTAGCCATTTATCACTGTCTAACATAGCCTTTAACTCTTCTTCTGATATGTTTACATTACTCATATAAGCGTTAATAGAGGCTTGCGTTATGGTATCTAAATCATCGGCTTGTTTTCTAAAATCATTAGCATTTCCTTGTGCATAACTCCAAGCATTATGTATCATCAATAAACTAGCATTTGACATGATTCTTTCATCGCCTGCCATAAAAATAACACTTGCTATCGAACAAGCAAATCCATCGCAATACGTAGTAACTTTTGCTTTTTGTCTTTTTAAAGCATTATAAATTGCTAATCCTTCTGCAACTTCTCCGCCATATGAATTAATATATACATTGATGTTTTCAATTGTTTCTGGTAAACTATCCAATACTTTGGATAATGTATAACTTGAAACATCTGATTCAAACAATTCCCAGGAAGTAATGTCTCCATAAATACTAATATTAGCTTCTGTTTCTGTCTGTGTTAAAGCAAAATATCTATTTTTCTTCTGCATCATTCCCACCTCCCTTCAATATTGATTTTAATAAATTCTCTACTGTATCGTAATTTTTAGTAATCCAGAATTGCTTACTAAAATCTGTATTTAATTTATTTAATCCAATCCTTGTTCTAATTTCGTCAATATTAGTAGTTCCTGAGGCAATTAACTTGTCCACTTTTTCTCCTATATTTAGTATGTCTATATGATTTATGTTTGTTGTGTCAACTTGAATATAGTCTCCTTTTTCCCAGTCTTCATAGGATATACTTTTTCTTGTTATTTCTTCACTTATTAATTTTGCAACAGGATCTATTGTAAATGTTAAGAATTGATTTATTACTTCTTCTACATTATTCATATCGCCATAAAGCATTTTAATTGGCATTTTTATAGAAGTAGCAACCATTTCAAATGTGTCTTGTCTTAGTTGAATAAAATCTTTACTGTCTTTATCTTTATGTTGTGTTGTCATTTCTTGTAAATCATAGCCTTCAAATTGTGGATATATAGCATTATCTTTTTTTATAAAAGTTTCTAGTTGTTTTTTTACTACATCTTCAAACTGCTCTTGAAACTCTTCATCTCCAGCTTTCATATTTTCTAATATTAATTTATATTTTCTACTATTTGAACGTGTATAACTTTTTAATGCACATGACATGATTTCTGCATATTTATCATAAGTTTCATTTAATAAATTATTCATATTACTTTTAAAAGTAAAATGATATACTTCATTTTCTTTATATTTCTTCGTTATAATTTCTTGCTTTACTGCAATACCACTATATGTATTCCCTTTAAATGGATTTTCATTTTTTTGGAAACTATCCGCACAAAATAAATAGTCTCCTTTCGGAACCACTAATGCTTCTCCGTTCCTTATACAATTTATCTATAACCTTATTCCACAAATTACTTGCATTTTCATTTGGATTTGGAGAAATATTTAGTTTATAATACTCTTCTTTTTCTATTTCTTCGTATTTTTTATATGTTTTAAATTTACATTTTGTTATTGCACTAGCAATATATGAAATTGCGATTTCGTAAGCTAATTTTTTAAAACTATATTCTTGTTCAGCTGTAGAATAAATAGTTTTTATATCTGCTTTATCTACTTTTTTTCCTAACCATGTATATAAATTTCCTTTGATACTCATTGCTTCCTCCTAAAATACTATTGTTTCCATGAACTTCAATTTTGTTTGCATTGATAATTCCTCTTCTATTGTCATTGCTGCTACAAAAGCCATAAAACCATCTGTCTTTCGTGATTTCGGTTCTATTTTTCCATAAACTTTTGTATTGTTTTGCCAAGGAACTAATTTCGTATTATTTGTAAACCATCTCATAAGAGGATTATCTCCCCATACTATATTTTGATTTACAAACGTGCTTTCTATTACTGGTTGAATTTTTGCAATATCACTTGGTCTTACTAATTTTACTTGTTCTTTATTTTTTGCATCAAAACCTATTTCATTCATCGCTTTACTTAATAAAGCATATCTAAAATTATCAATTGCCATCTTTTTTATGTTGTATATTCTACCTTTTTGACTAATCCATTCAAATATTAATTCTGGTTTAATTTCTACATCATCTACTATTGTTAATATTTCTCTTGCTTCCCATTCTTCCAATGGTGGTTTTATTCTTCTTTTGTCTTTGCTGTTTTTGCAAAACCACGAATGTGTTATTCCATAATATTTGTTTTCTATTTTAAATAATAAAAATACAGAAGCAAAATCTGATAAACTTGCATAATCAATTCCACACACACAAGTTTTCCCTGTTAAATCTGGTACTTCTTTATTGGTCTTTTTAATTAAATTCCATTCTACTGCTATTTCTTCTGTTTTTTCTTTCGGTAAATTCATTCTTTTAGTTATAAACTCGGCTCCTTTGCTTGGAAAAAGTTTCATTTCTTCATAATCTGTAACAATTTCATTAAACAAATCTGGCATATATTCCAAACTTGGATTAGCTTTTACCCAACAATCTTGTTTATCCACTTCTTCTTCCTTGTCCAATTTGCATAAAAACGGAAAATATCTTACTTTATTTTCAGCACCATTTAATATTTTTTCGCATACTTCTAATAATTGATCTAATGGACCTCCTCTTACATATCCATTTGTTGTAATAATGAATATTCTTGCATGTTTTACTTTTCCAAGTCCACTTTGAAATACTTTTATTTGATTATCATTTTCATAAGCATGAAATTCATTAAAGAGTACAGCACCATCTTTCTTTCCGTCCTTTGTTTTCGCATTTGACGTGTTGTATTTATATACTGCTTTTGTTTTTTTATCAATTATTACTTCTTTATTCCAATAAAAGTATTTTTCAAAAGTTGCCTTGTTTTCTTCTAACACATTATATACAACATTAAAAGTATCATTTGCCTGTTCTTCTGATGTCGCTACTATGTCTATATTGTAATTTTTAATTCCATAAAATCTAGATTGTAAAAAATTCATTAATGGAGACGTCATTCCATCTTTTCCATTTCCTCTTCCCATTAATATGATAAAAGTTTTAAAAATTGGTATGTCATCTTTATACATAAATACAAAAGCATATATAAACTTTTGATACGGAAATAATTTATAGTACCATTTTTCACAATATTTAATGCATTTATAATAAGTTTCACTATCAAAAAAAATATCCTCCTTTTTTAATAAAGGTAAGATAATATTTTTTATCAATAGTTTTCTATCTTTATTTATTTTTTGTGGAAAATCTTTACAATACTTTAAGTATTCATTAATTTCTTTACAGTAAATCAATTTCATCATCTCCAGGCTTTTCTGGTTCTGGCGATTTTAATTCTAAATCTTGTAAAATCTTTAGCATTTGTGCATTTGTTTTCAATAGTCTTTCATAGCTTTCGTTTGGTTTGTTTGAAGTAAATCCATTTCCAGTAGTAGTTTTATATCTCATACCGTTTACATCAAGGTCATACTGTAATCTTTCTTTTAATTCAATAAAATATAAATAATCTTCTATCATATCGTCAAATTGTTTTCCAAACTTTCCTTGTAAAATCAATTGTTTCTGCAAATCTTCTCTAATGGCTTGTTTTTTATTTCTAATTTTTTCTTCTAGTTTTTGAAAATTTTCTATTTTTTTTATATTTTCTTGTAATATTTGTATTTTTTCTTCCATCTCTTTTTCCTTTTTGCTAGAAACTTCTAAGTTCTTTTTTTTGGTTGGCATAAAATCCCCCCTTCTCACGTATATTATCATTTTTATATTTTGTCTTGCCCCCTTCCCGTTGTTTGTTCCCCCATTTTTAGATAGGTTTAGGGGGTAGGGGGATATGAACTGTTACCATTGTTCTTGGTTTAATTGCTTTTTATTATAATCTTTGTAATTGAATCTTTTATGTAGTTTGTTGTGACAATCAAAACAAACAGTAATAAGATTCTTATACTGTATTCCTTTGTAATAATAAAATTTACTCAATGCAAGTTCTGGATATTTTTTTACATATTGTATATGATGAACTGTAAGCTTCTTTTTCATATCTTCTTGCTCATCACACTTAGTTGTAATTATTCCTAACTTTAAACATTCTTGACATTCATAATGTTGTTCTTTCATTATTTCTTCTTTTAGTTTTATCCATTCATTTGATTTATAAAATTTATATAGCTTATCTTCTTGTATTAATCTTTTTATCCATATTGTTAACTTGTCTTTATTCATATATTCTCTACTTTCTTCATATCTCTTGAATTTTTTATATAATAATTAGCTTTATTGTACATCAGCAAAATTCGATACATTCTTCTCTTTATTTATGTTATACCT